AACAAATGGGGAGGGTAATCCATCGAGTTATGAAAGTGTAAAATCTGGTTTTACCAGATCCCATTCTAACGGAAGACTTAAACAAGTTTTGAAACGCAGACGTCCAAAGAAGTAAAACAATGTCTAACTCCAAGAACTGTTTCACACGTCGGCGTGACACAATCTCAGATGGAATCCCAGATCTTCTCTGCCATTTCGGGGCCAAACGTAATCGGATTGTCACTGTTGTGGATGACCTTGGTAAGCTTCTTGGCGTTCGAGTAGTGAGAGCCACGATGGCCCTTGTTCCCACCTGGGACGTAGCCTGCCCAATGGTCAGTGCTGCCGCCGTTGGTGATCGCGTGGAACTTGCGCTTCTTCAGATCTGCCCGCTCTTCATCGGGGACGAGAGCCGCAGGCTGCCAGCAGATGAAAAGTCCACGCCTCTTGCACTCTACGCCAGCATCAGCAAGTTTGTTACCGTGCGGCAGCTTGGAGTTCCACAGGATGAGTGTGCCCGCCTTGATGCCATCGACAACACGCCACTTTCCGTCCAGGTGCTTGTAGCCAGCGGGAGTGCAAGTAGAGAAGTCCCCCTTGGCCCCCTGGTTGAAGTGGGTGACGTCAGTCGCCACGTGCTCTCCAGGGGCGCAGATGAACGCAGCTCCCCCCTTTGGCACGTCCTTAAGTACGAGCTGGCCCTGGATCGAATGTGGGAACTCGCCGCTGATCTCCTTGAGCTTGATGAGCGCCTGGTTACCCATCGTCTCCATCTTGGTGGGGTGCACGTCAATGTGACCCTGCAAACTGCCTCCAGTGAGCTTGAAGAACGCGTTCTCCTCTTTCGTGCGGTCCGCTTTGTTGCTGAATCTGCGGACGGCGTCGTCCTCAAGTCCGACATAAGCATCACAGCCCACGTTGAGCTCCACTCCGGGGTACAAGTGGGCGTAGCACTCCTTGGTCTTCGGATCCAGGCGGATGGTCCACACCTCTTCAGTGCACGGACCGCCATACGATTTTGTGATGCCTCCCATATCCCTTGCCCCATTGGCGGTGCCGCCGGTGGGTTTCACCCTGGTCATGACGGTGTTCAGGTTCTCCAGGTACAGAAGCAGTGCTGGATCGTCCGGCTGGTAGAGTTGCACAAGCATCAGTCCGTACACCCTGTGCTGTTCTTTCATTTCATCAGGGAGTGTCGGGCTCGCGTAATCCAGGACGGGGAGGTTCACTGACTCCATGGTTTGGTCGCTCGGGTTTGGTCGCTCGGGTTTGGACGGGGTACACATGTGGGACCACAAGGGACGCAAGCAAGGACCTGCTTGACATCTCATAAGTCGAGATGCTGGAATTATGAGAAAGAAAAAAAACATATTCAATTAGAAGAGTATGAAAAAACAATTTTATTGTATAGCAAGCACTGTGTTTTTCATTGTATTAACAACCGTATTCATATACAAATTATTCATATACAAATTAGTAAATAACATACAAGAGCTCGTTGTTGCGACATGCAAAGAAGACTTGTCGTGGATCGATGAAGTTTCCGAGCATTATGACAGGGTTACGGTCTATGACAAATGCAACATATTGCCCACGTTTAAAAGTCCGAATGTGTCGGTAGAATCTGTGCCAAATGTTGGATCGTGCGACAACGCGTTTTTGACGTATATTATAGATAGATACGAAACTCTTCCGCACAAAGTTGAGTTTACAAAAGGCAAGTCCGATCCGTTGCGGCATAACTATATTCATTGCCAACCATGTGAAAAAAACAACAGTGATGACCTTCTTGATTTCAAGCTCAAACACTGGCAATTCACAAATAACACTACGCAACAGTTTGAATTTATCAGGAGCAATCATGAAAATATGAGAGATTGGGTCGAACAAAATACGTTGTTGAACACTGAAATGTTTGCAGAATCCGGGTGTAATGTGCGTTATGGAGGATATTTCGCAGTCACAAGGGAGCAGATCATGAACATGCCAAAATATGTCTATAAAAATTTATGGAACCAACAACACCACGCCAATGCCGAGGTAGATCATTTTATTGAACGAAGTTGGGGAACTATGTTTTGCACTAGTACCCCCGTATCGAAACTACTGTAACGATATTTCAGTCGAGTTGATAACATTACTCACAACAACAGTCAATCCGCCATCTCATAAGCTCCACCATGTATACGTGAGGACCATCATCATACTCATGGATATATTCTTCTTCTTCTCGCCACAATTGCAGTCTCCGTTTGATGTACGGTGTCAGTAGATTAGATTTTCTGGCTATTTCAACCATATGGCAAATTTCACAAATATCTCCTTCGGGTGTTAATTCTCTAAGAAGCAAGTTCTGAAACTCGATTTGCACAACTTCAAAACAATCATTTATAACATTGGACACTTGTGACAATAAGACAAACTCATTTATCAGCAAACAAGTATCTATGTTCAAATTATTGATCAACACCCACGCCATTTTTGTGTCTTTGTCTGACTTTTTTTTAAAAGTAAATATCATATGAAGAAAGCCGCATTGGAGATAAAGCAAATTCTAGATCTTGATGATCCTATGTCTAAGATACTTTTCGTCTTAGGACTCACCAACATGGTAGTATCACTAGTGAGGAGCCCACTCCTTGCCGATTCGCTTGACTTAGCTCTTCAACAACTAGTCAATCTCTTGTTCATGTTGTATGTGCTATCTTGCTTCAAAAACGGTGATTGCAATATCTTTGCTTTCATAATTTCTATGTTAACGATTGCCCTTTTGGCTGGCGAGATTACGCTGAGAGTACTTTACACGTAAATTTAATGTTACTTTATCATAGATGATGATCCCTAAAAATATTTTCATGTTCTGGAGAAAAGAACGATCAAAATTAGTTGATGTTTGTTTGAAAAGAGTCAAAAAACTACACCCAGATTTCAAAATAGAAGTGCTAGATACTTCTATAGAGAAAGTTCGTGGATACGATTTATTGAACCTTATGATAAAAAAAATAAAAAAAACAATCTTACTGTAAATGGATACGGGGCCTGTACTAGATGACTTACAAGTCAATTGCTTTCTACTCGGTTGCATTCTTGGGCTAGTTATAAACTACCCCAAGCTCATTCACGGTTGCAATTCCCGTGATGTGGTAAGATCGAAGTTCGTGGAGAACAACACATGCTATCGTTTCAAGCCTCGTGTTGTGACCTGTGGGTGGCACCAGGGGTTCCCTGCTCTCAGAGATATGCTTTCCTCTATTGGTCCAGCCACTTCAGGTTCATCAGGTTCATCCTCTTGATCTTCTTCTTCGGCGGCAGATCGCGAACTCTCGTGTCGATCCAGGGGGACACTACGGACTTGATGTCCATGAAGAGGAGGTAGAAGTGGTAATCCAAATCTTCCGAACCGCCCGAATCTCCCGGAATCCTCAGATCATCAAGGCCCTTGGTACCGTGGGTGGTGTAGTGGTCAGTGAACAACTTGATGGTGCTTTTGTTGTAGTCCATCATCTCCTTGCAGATGGAACAAAGAATGTCCAGTGTACCCCCCGGCATGTCGGGAGAGTCGATCTTGTTCAGGCCCAACCGTACCGATATCATACCGGATATTATGACCGCAACGATGTTGTCGGCGACATCGTTGTGCTTGGAGTTGGTGTAGGTAGTAAAGGCGGTCACACTAGCGTGGGTTGTCGCGAGGGCTTTCACGACAGCCGCCTCTAGCGAGCACGGAGACACCAGGTGGCCATCTTGGTCCCAGCTGCTCACCGGGAGCACTGGAAGGAGGGTGCGCGACCGCGTGGCACGCAACATCTCGTGTGCCGATTGTGATTCGTGTAGGAGATTCCCGTCCGCAATCTGTTTGCTCCGGTTTGATTTGGGTACACATGTGTACCCCACAGAATCCAGGCCCCAGTGGACCCCCTTACTGGCTTGCTTTTTGTTTCTTTTCTAAACTTTAGAAAAGAAAGAAGAAGCAAACAGACTAGAGTGGGCTCCGCCTGATGATCTCAAAGGGGTACACATGTGTGTCTCTTGTGGTGAGAATCAAACCCATCCGACTTACGACTTACGATACGCTCCACGATACGCGGGAGTGCAGTGACCTCCGTGCTACGACCCTGCCGAGGCTGCCGACCCTACCGCGCTACTTACAAAATGGTGTTGAGGTCTTTTTCAATGTCCATCCGGTTGGTTTTGCGTGGGGAACCCGAACTTTCACTTCCAGCGGGGACTATCCATGACGACAATGTTCATCAGCCCGCCGACAACGGTTCCTCCTGGCGAACATGGGAGGATGAGATAATTTTTAAGTATGTCGAAGCCCACGGCCCGAAGTGGGTTGAGATCGCATCACTCCTTCCGGGTCGCACTTACAACAGTTGCCGCAACAGACATCAGCGCATGATGAAGAACCTGAGGAAGTACGGCGAGATCGTTGACGCGAGGAAGAGTGGTTACCGTAGCAACTCCGGATCCATCAAGAAGAAGAAGATCAATAATAAACAGAAGGCCAAAAAGGCCAAAAAGGCCAAAAAGGCCAAAAGGGCCAAAAAGGCCGGGCCTAAGTCGGAGCGCCACACGGAATCGAAGTCAGATGACGACACGGTCCTTCTTATCGATCCCTGCGAGATGGATCAGACAGAGCTGTTCTCAAATACCCTACCGCCTGGTGATTACGAAATCTTCGCCCTGGATGACCTCGTTACGACACCATCACCTGAGCGAAACTACCGCTCCTGGCAGTCGACCATGTCGTCCTCGGGTCGGTCGGACGACGAATTGCTCCGTGTTATTTTCGATATCGCGAGTGTTCTAGCTGATGGGTCGGTTTAGTGAAATTGTCTGCATACCGTCTCCGAATATAGATAACTCATGGTGTGTGTGTAGGACCTTCAGTGTGTGTATTTGAGAAGGAGGGAAGTTAATGATCGCTCCGTTCAATGTGACTGAAATAGGAAGGGAGCGTGTTAACAAAATAGTGTATATGCTGTCCGTGGATTGAGTAGAAAAGTCGGGATATATAATCGGTACGCACAGGGGTGGATCAAATACGCTGGGTATGTTGAAGTTTTTCAATTGAAATAATGAATTTGTTATCAAAGTTTGTACAAAAGAACTCTCGTTTCCATGGATAAGCGGTGGTCTGCATACGGAAATAGGGTGTTCCATTTCACTGCTGTTCATTTTCATTAGTCTTTGGTATATTGTATCATTTATGTCAAAATTACCTGTTGTATCAAATTCAAATTGTGATGATGGTGTGATGGAAAGTTTTATGTTATGAATTTTTCTTTTTACTTTGTTCACTTCTGATATCAATCTTTGAATACTTTTGTTATAGTCGTGGTGATTTCTCTCGACAAGAGAAGACCCTTGAATGGTGAAATTTCCAACATAATGTAATTTTTGGTTTAATGTACCGTCTTTTAGTACGTAAACATCTATTATTTCTACACTGGATATACTGTAGTTTGGTGTAGGTTGTATAGTCACTCGTATCTTTGAGTCTGATTCATAAGTAAGTGTAGTTGTTACATTTTGATTCCATCCGCTTGCTTCGTCAGATCTGCATGCAATAAGTAATGAGTTTGTTGTTGTCTGTTTCCATGAATTATTTGTGAGCTCTATTACAAATGAAAATCCTTGTATCACGTTCTGCACAGACAGTGACTCGGTTCCTGTCATGTTTGACAGAACTTGTGTTCTTACGAAATTGATTTGTGGAGAATATATAGATGTTCCATTTCTTAAAAAATGTGGTGCAAACTCGAATGTAAGTGGAATGTCAATGTTTATATTGAATGTTGTTGGTGTTGCGTTAGGTATTACAAAAACAAATGATTCTTCTCCAAAATTTTCAATAGTTGTATTCTGAGATATTTGATTTGAAGGGAAATTTTGATCGAACTGTGATCTTAAGGAAGATAATATGACATTTGAGTCAGCAGTGAAGATGTCATCAAGGAGTCTAAAGTTTATACGCACTCCGGAGTGCGAAGTCCATAATTCATCCTCTGTTATAAGATCTCGGTCAATGGTTATAAATGATTCAACAGGCTTCACAATTAGAAGTGTATTCTGACTTAATAAGTTGTTGTTACTGAGTCTTGTTGGTAACCCACTAGATGTAAGCAAGTCCACATTAATACTTATTTCAATCACTGAAGTGATGTTGAAATCGTTACTTGTCTGTTGGGGTATATCTAAGAACAAATCGGATCCTGATGTGGATAGTACAAAATCAACTGACTGCATGAAAGTAGTCCATTCAGGAGAATCTGAAGTTATGGAAGATCTGATGTGATCAAGAAACGACTGATATGCTGTCTGAGATAGCAGTGTAGCATCTTGCCATATATCGTCATTTGCCCGCAGTGTGATTCTTGTTGATCCAGTCCAAAAGTCTTTCTCTGATATTATATCCCCATCATCTGTAATTACCTCAAGCCTTCCGGGGGACGGTATGAGTAACTTTGTATGAGGTACAATGACTGGTATGTTTATGAGACCAGACCTTATCAAATGCGAAGGAAGCGACTGAATGGAGATCGTTTCTGGGTGTATTATGTTTATGTTTCTATCGAATGAGATAGTGATGATCTGTTCAGATGTTCTTGTCACGTTGGCATTGCTTATGAGTACGCTGGCCCCCAATGTGTTCATTGGTGGTGGCCTGCTTGTTTGAAAGTGCACAGTGTCAGCAGCATAGAAAGTTTGAGATGTGATAATATTGCTAAGTTCAGATTTGATGGTAATTATGTCGTCAATCCAAGTTTCGAATCTTAATGTCAAAACAATATTCATATTCTGGTTTTTCATGGTAGATTCACTGATGATGGAATATCCTTCAAAGAATGTTCCTGAAATAATACATTCTGATAGTGATTCATCACCTGGTATGACAGATATCTCTTCTGTTGTAAAAGTATTTCCATTCGTAAATATCTTGAACTGTATGGAGCCGTTTGAACTCAAATTTATGACAGCATTAGGTTCAGTGAAAATAACGAGTTCTTGTGAGTTTTGCAAGGCAGTTACTTGAAAACTGTATTGTTTTATGTTGTCAGAATATATTTCTTCTATTTTATCTACTGTTTCGTTATTTGGGACATCAATTTTGAGTTCCTGTCTAGAAAACCAGAAGTCATAGTCCTTGAATATTGTTGAAGTTTTAAACTGTAAGTCCGTAGGACTGTTGACTAGCTGTGAAGAGTTTACAAATGTCGCTATGTTTGATACTAGCCCGGTCGGTTTCATCCTCAAATTGTATATTTGCTGGAGCTCATTCGCATCACCAATGATTTCATACTCTATTATGTTTGTTAAAGTTGTAATAGTCAACTTTTCGCCTATGGACTCATTGTCAACAAAAAAGCTTATTTGAGCCCCAATGGGTATTTGATTGGCTCCTATACTCAAGGACAATATCAATAGAGTATCGTCCTCAAGCAAATAAAAATTGTTTGATACTATTTTCATATGTAAAGGGTTTTTATCTTAAAAAAAAAATAACAGACGATTGTATAATGAATGCAAATTTGAGAGGCAATGTGATGGTGAAGGGTATGACAATCGAATCTTTCATTAAGATGGTTGCTTGCAAAAGTATTCCCCAAACTTCAAATACTGAAGAAGTAGTAAGTAAGAACATTGATGTTGACAATATTGATGCTATAGTAGCTAAGAAGATGCAACCCTTAGATGCATTTCAGGATGAGAAGAAGATTTTGTCGGACGCTCTCGCTAGTCTAATGGAGAGAGTCACCAAGCTTGAAGCTACTGTTACTGAAGCTGTTGCACCACCATCAAGCCCACCACCAGTGGATCTGAAACCAGACATTGATGCGCTCTCCGCCTCGATAGAGAAGCTAGAGAAGAAGGTGACGGACATGAAGCCACGGCGTGGTGTGGATCAGGCCACGTTGGACAACACTATAGCGGAGTTTGATAAAAATATGAATTCTAAGATTGAGGAAGTCTCAACCGCATTGGATCAGCTACGGAATGAGCTTGAAGAATGAAGAATGCGCGATTTGATTGGGAAAAAAAAAAAAGTGTAATAACAAATGTACAACAGTCATCCTTCTGACGGGACATATGGGAATCCAGGTTTCTATGTCGCTAATCCTACCGGTAAAGTAAGGGACGCTTCAGGCAGACTGGTGGATCTACGTCCAGATGAGTCAGAGCGTTCCGCACGCCGTATCATGGTGAGAACATCAGAACTACAGAAAAACTCTGATGGAGTATATATAGCAAGGATTCGCAAAGCTAAGAATGTAACAGCTATAAAATTGAGTTACGCCAGTATACCAAGGCCAGTGTCACGTGTCACGGCCCAGCTCATACTTTACAGTATTGCAATAAAACAGAACTCTTCAACCGCAAATCACCATAAGGTTGCGTTGCAGAGAATGTGCCGCAATCAACTTCTTTCTTCAGACACCTCTGATGTACCGTTTTTCCGAATGAGTACCAATGTGTTCGATTGGAGAAACGATAGCTCCATAAGCGCGTGGGTAAACTCTTTCGACAGGAATACCTTTATACCCCCTCAACTTGAATCAGAAATCAACAATCAATATGTTGATATTGACGTTTTGACCGTCAAAGTACCGAGTATGTGTACCCTTAATAATCTGGGACTCGCTTTTTCGAACGCACTTAAGAGTCACTCGGGTGCAGAAAATGTCAGAAATAACTCCATATGGACTAGTTTTGACATTTCTGTAGAAGATACGGGATTTTCGGTGTTTGAAAATATCAACAATGCTGACGTTTTTACCACGTTCGCAGCAGTTGCCCCACCATACGTTACACCCAATGATTCATTGCTCATTAGGCAAAATCAGAGTGCTGTAAATTCTTTCATTCCAATGTGTACACCACTGAAAATAAGAATGAAGAAATCTAGATCAGTCTTTGTATCAAATGATACTCTTAATGGCGCATCAACTTCTCCCGCACTTATATCCCCGTCATTTTCTAATATGACTGAATTTGCTCCTACAAACTCAGGGAGCACGGACCTGACTTCGTTTGAGACTGTAATAGATACTGCAAACAGATTCGTGTATTCCTTCTCTTGTCTTGGAGATGTGTCTGAGGACGATATATTGGAAGTAGAGTATCAGCAGGTTGTCGAGTTACACGTAATCACGACACCGGAGGCAGACGTGGATAATCCCACTTTTGGCGTGAAATATTATTATGGTAACGCCCTTACCGGTACCTTTTACGTGTTTTTAAGAGCTGAAAACAATTCCACTATCAAATTTTCAGCTACAGCTGGCGGCACTTCTGAGTTACCAACAATAAAATTGAGTAACTCTAAGTTTGTTGTCTCTACTGGCGTGTTAACCGAGCAAGGTCACAGTGCAGCTGCTGCTGAGGCTGCTGCTGCTGAGGATGATGCTACTTCTTATTATGATGCTGCTAATAAGGCTGCTGAGGCTGCTACTGAGGCTGCTAATAAGGCTGCTGCTGCTCTTCTTGCTGCTACTGCTGCTGCTGCTGCTGCTAATGAGGCTGATGATGCTAATGAGGCTGCTGATGATGCTAATCAGGCTGCTGCTGCTGCTAATGATGCTAATGAGGCTGCTACTGAGGCTGATGCTGCTCGTCTTGCTGCTACTGATGCTGCTGCTAATGCTGCTGCTGCTGCTGATGCTGCTACTGCTGCAGCTGCTAATGCTGGTGATGCTGATGCAGCTAATGATAATGCTGAGGCTGCTCATCTTGCTGCTGAGGCTGCTGCTGATCGTGCTAATAAGGCTGCTGAGGCTGCTACTGAGGCTGCTGATAATGCTGATGCTGCTCGTCGTGCTGCTACTG